AGCATTCATGATCATCTGAACTGCTTCTGTCTTATCTGCATACTTCTGCCAACCAGCTTGAACAGGTTCGATTGTAAACGATTTTACAAGCCTTTCTGCTTGATCAATCAAAGAATGCATTGTCCTTTGAAGGACATCGAACTTAAATAGGTCAATGACAGTGAATTTTAATCTTACTCGTTCCGCAGCATCTTCTAATTTGCTGAAACTTTTATCGCTATCAGAAAATTCTTTATTAAGATTCTTATTAAAATTTTTAACACTTTTTTGAGTATCCGCAATTGCGCTTTCAAATTGCTTATTATCGAAGCGCATCTCCACTACTCTTTGATCAATCGTCTGACTCATAGTCTGCGGACCTCCTTCCATGCCTCATTAGCAATGTCTTCAAAAATTGGTCGTACCGATGGGTTAATGTAGTCCAGACCTTCTACCCAACCACCGTTTTTGGTCATATGACCGTATTGGAGGATAATGGCAATGGGCACACCATTTTGAATATTTGAGTTGTTAAATTGAATAGAAACCTGATCCTTCGTTCTAACTATCTGGTACGACCAAGAGTCTGCGGTGAGGCCTGTATCTTTTGGCGTGGCATTCTTTAAAGCATTAACACCAGCTCTTCCATACTTATTAAGGTCGCCTAATTTAACAACTTCTTTAAGTCTTTCAGTATATTTATTGAACTTGGAAAAGTCGCCTGTCTGCTTAAACGTAATAGCCACGTGCTTCACCTCAAATCCGTTTGCAGTAATCTAAGGATACCCATGCCTTTACTTCGCTAAGATATCCCCAGCCAAATGCTGCATTCTTCCCGGTAGAATACTTGGTAACCGTGTATTCACCCTGGTCTGTAATATGACCGACAATTTCCCCCTCAAAAGAAGGTTTTGCCCTCATATTAAGATTCTTAGATGTAACTCGAACCTTAAACGGTTCAAAAGGAGGCTTTTTGCTTTTAGGTTTTTTCTCTTCGGACATATGTTACCTCCGTTTAGCCTTCCGAGCCTGATTGAGCTTCCAGTTTCTTGCAAGTTGGTCTTTTTGGCTCATCTTCTTAGAAGGCTGGTTGTCTATGTTGCAGATTCTAATTAATGTTAGTAATCTGTTAATGTTCCACTTTTCGCAATCAAACGGGATTCCGCATTCTGCCATCCAGGCATAAATTCTCTCGTTTGTGATTATCTTTCCACCAGAACGCCCGTGCTTATTCTTATCTTCTGAAAACCATGTAGCAGTCTGAGTATCTTTTAAATACTCCTGAATCTGCAAGTGGTTCTCTCTTGTAAAACGCTGATACACACTATCTGGAACATTCTGAGTGATTGTCATGCACTTATAGTAATCTATAAGCTGCTCTTGCGTTTTTTCTTCCATTCCCAAAAAGGGCTTTTTCCATTTCATTTCCCATTTGGCAATAGATACAAGAGAATGCTCAAGACGAAGCGTCACTGGAGTAAATGTTATAAAGCGCTGATTACGCTCATCCCAAAATTCTTCTTCCGGGATAGTAATCTTAAGCATTCTCTTCACCGCCTTGTATTATTCGGCAGAAACTACCTTAAGTTCGCCGTTAGCTTTTTGTTTTGCTACTTCGCCCTGAACTGATTTAGGAAGCAGACCGGTAATGAAGTCCGCCATCTTGTCAGGATCAGAGATCAGTTCCATGTAAAGCTTTGAATACGCTTCTGTGGACAGGAATTTTTCAGAAATATCAGCCGACTTTCTGAAGTATTTACCGTCAGCACTCTTCTCTCCGTAAGCACGGATAATGAGCTGCTTGAACACCTTCGTAAGTCCCGGAATATCTTTGGAGTCCACGATTCTCTGAAGCATAGCGTCAAATCCGCCACCCTGTTCAAGCTGCATTTCCGTAAGTTCAGCTTCGGAAAGATTAAAGTAAAAGGTTTCTGTCCTTTCGACATCGTCGTAGTCAGTGTAAGTAATTGTCTGTTTTAACATGATTATTTCGCTCCTTTCGAAAATAAAAAGGGGTGTTTAAAGGCACACCCCAAAAGCCTGCATTTCTGGTATTCTCTTATCACGCGAATGCTGCAAGAACTGCATCGGGCGTAGGAAGGGTAGAAGTACCCGTAGTATCGCCGTATAGAGTCTTTTCAAACGCCGTAAGCTTTGTTGCATCAACTTTCGTAGAATCAATTACGAGGTGAGCAGTAGGCTTAAGGGTTTTATACGATCCAGCGGGATCAAATGCCACAGGGGTGCACGTAACATCCCACGAGAAGGTGATAGCTTCGGGGCTATCATTAATAGTCTCGTAGCTCTTCTCAGAAGGAGAAGCAAGGCAACCATAGCAAAGATGGATTTTGTATCCTTTTTCGATTCCATCTTCATCATTACCGATCTTGGTAACGCAAGAGAAACCGAATTTCTTTCTCGGCTGCTGTGTCACGTTGACACCTACAACAGGCTGAGCAGAGCCATCACATACACCGAACTCATCGGGATATGTATAAGCCTCAATGCCGAAGCCGAAGTTCTCAGTGGAAACAAGGCTCAGATACTCAATGTCGTCTGCATAGATCTTATTAGGCTCTCCGCCTTCGGGGCTTTCGGAAAAGCTTGTAAGACCGTTCCAGGCTACACCAGTGCCGTAAGCTCCGCTTGTGTAAGGGAAAAGGACACCCTTAGAAACACCAGATTCATAGAAGCGCTCGCCGTCGCCGTCCCAAGTAAGTGCTGCCATTGTATATTCACTCCTTAATAATAGATTGTAAACACGTCATGATGTAGGTTATCGTTTGTAAAATGTCTATCATGCGTGCAAAAGGGAAGCATTAAAAGTTTTCCCTGTACTTCGGTTGTTGGAAGCGGGTCCACATAGGTAATCGTGTACCTGTTATTCTGTGAGTAAAGCTTATTGTCAGCTCTTACAGAATCTAACCGGTCCCGCTCGAATATGATGCACGGGTAGTGCATTTTTTCTTTTGAGGGTGCCTGATAATAAACGTCATTCGATCCTAGAATCTCAACTAACAAAAGCCGTAGATTCTGCCAGGATTTCTTTTCACTCATTATAGACACCCCCAATGGAAAGAACGAGCCGAGGGTGCCGAACTTCGACGTTAGTAACTCTCCATTTAGCACCCAAATACTCGACATATCTAATCTGGCTATAGTTCTCGTAAGCAAATTTGTCTGCCACGATGCTGATTTCCATTGATAGCGTAAGGTCATCGTTGAGCTTATCAGCATTTTGGTAACGACTGCTCGTTCGAGATACATCGCCATAATATTTCTTGACCGTTGGTCCTTGTACCCATAAACCGGGTTCTGCTTCGACATCTACCGCGTAGCCGACGTTACCACAAAACTTAGCCATTTTGAATTATGTCCTCCCTAAATCAGCCTTCGCCGCCCTCATCGTCGTTGCCACCAGCAGCGGCAGCTGCAACAGACTCAATAGCGATAGCTGCATAAGGAACTACCATAGCACCAGAGATACGGGTCTCGATCAGGTATTTCTCCTGGTTGAAGTCAATGTCGAAATCTTCGAACATTGAAACGCTTCCGCCCTTGTCAGCGCCGATGTTGTAGTCCTTCGGGTTAACGATAATGCCAAGCAGAGTATGTGTGCCGGCATCGGTAGTACGAGTAAGGTTCTCCATTACAGGAACCGTGACAATTTTGCTGACTCTGAGAGCCGTAGCAAGCTCGCCTTCGGTCTTGTAAAGTCTGTGACCGATCTGGTCTTCGAGAAGCAGGCAGTTCGTGAGCATGTCTTCTGTGGTGTACAGAACCGGGTTTCCGGATCCCTTGTAGTCTTTACGAGCTTTGACTGCGCCTTTGATGAATTCCTTGGTCAGCTTCTCCTCGGTGTTTGCAGTAGCTTCGCTGATGGCATATTTGATGGTGTACAGGCTATCATCAGTCCAGATAGGACGAACATGGATTTCCTGAATCTTGTCATCAGAAGCTGCAAGACGGCCGTCACCTACAAGGCAAGCGCGAGCGATCTCTTCGTCGAGCATGATTCTCATTTCGCCTTTAAGCCACGCGACTACGTTGAAATCGGTGATGTCGAGGATATCGTCGCGGTCAAGTCTCTGCTTTTTGTAAATAGTCTGCGGGCCAGTAGCTCTCTTCAGAAGCGTGATGACCTCTTCGACCTTCTTCTTGCCCTTCACATAACCTCTTGCGCGAGCTGCGTCAGCGGTAAGGTTAGCAAATTTGGACTTTACTCTTGAGAACGGAGTGTGATGGACTCTGCCCATGAAGTCGCTGACCCATTCGGTGTCTCTTTTAATGAACTCGGGAGCACCGTCGCCGATCATTCTGTCGTCAGGGAACAGATAGTTGATGTTGGCGATGCCGTAGTTCGTACCGGCAGTTCCGTTAGGACCGGTAGCGGGGGTGTAGTCCGCGTCGGACTCTCCGTGAGCAAGGAAAGCCTCTTTAAGGCTGCCAAGCCGCTTCGCATCTGCCATAATAGCCTGCATGTCATCGTGCGAAAGAGTGGTCTTCTTGTTCTCGGTCGCACCATCAAATACGTTGTGTTTCATAGTGTTTTCTTCTCCTTCATCGGTATCGTTGTGTTTGGCGGCTTCGCCTTTTTTAGCTTCTTCAAGAGCGGCTCCGATCATGTAGTACACGACGTTTTTCTGCTCTTCATTGAGTTCGTTAAATACATCCTCTACGGTCTTTTCACTCTTTTCCTCTTCGGCATGAGCAATGTATTCCGCGATCTCATCAAGCTGAGCCTGAGTAAGGCCCGCTACAAGTTTTCCAGCATTCTCATCCGAATGCTCAACTGCGTTGTCTTTAGGCATGGTAATGTCATCTCCTGTCACAAAGTGTATAATAGCTTCATCGTCCTCTTCCGGATTATCGCTATGCTCTAAAATTGAATCGATGAATGCTCCCGGGTTTGCGCCAGCAAGTACAAGGCTAACTTCACGGATTACACCATGTTCTACGTTGGGTCCATTCTGTTTAAGCTTGTTAGCGTAAATAGAAAGAGCCGTAACATCGCCATGCTGGACGAGTTTCTTACCTGCAAGGCCACTCTCTGTGTCGTTGAATGTGCAGTAAGCGTAAACGCCACTGTCACGATTCTCCAGAAGAGCATGACCAAGCACGTTGAACGGTTCATTGTGCTGGTGGTTCCAAACGAGAGGAACCGTAGTCCCATCGCATTCCTTAAATGCATCTTTCAAGATGACTCTTCCGTCACCGCACTTAAGATTGTTGCGAGTGGCCCAGCCGCTAAAGTCATAATTCTTAGCCATTTTGAATTTCTCCTTCATTATTTTCAGTAGGTTCTTTCGCTTCAACCTCAGCGTTGGATTCGGAAATGTTTCTATTGCGAAGTTCATCAGAAGCGGGATCCGGAGACTTCTTCATGTTAAGAATTTGCCTGATCTCGTTAGGCGACATAATCGCATTCCTCGTAAACTTGTCTGCAAGCTCTGCAAGGCTGGATGCAGGAACAAGTTTGAAAGGATCTCTGTAGAAAATTATCGATTGACGCTGAGTCCGTGCAGTTTTGGTTAGAAACTTTCGTTTCATTTCATCAACTATTGCGGATGCGATTGGCTCAACAGTTCTGCTATAGTAATTGGTCATGGTCTTCTCGTCCGCTGTACCATCCATGATCTCTTGAGTAATACTTAACTGGCTGTATAGCATGCTCGTTAAATACTCAATTGCTTTCATTAGATTGTTTTCAACAGGACGATTGAGCTGGACTATTTTCTCGGTAGCGTCAGCATAAGCAATACCGTATTTGCTATTGACTAATTGATCTTCAATAGCTTTACGGCGCTGCTCTGCCTGGTTCCTTTTAAGCTCACTGTGAGTCGTATACGGTAATTGTATTATTAAATCGAGCCTGCCGGAGCTTGACTGCTCATCAATTACATCCAAAAGATTTAATTTCCGAACAAGTCTTTTAAGCACTGAATTAGGTTCGTTAATAATAGCGTAAAAGGGGTTTTCGACGATGGCAACCGTGGCTTTCGGCAAAACTATTTCTCGCCGTGTTCCTGTTCCTTCATCATACACGGAAACCCGCACGTGCTTGGGATACCAAGATACGATTTTTCCGGTTCTCAT